ATCGGCGTATTAAAGCGCAAAGGATCAAACAAAACCGAAAGGGCAACAGATGAAAGCCGCCCTAATTTTTTCTTCAATCAATCCACACTGGCCCAATTAGGCCAATTAATAGAGGCGTAGACCATGACCTTTTCCCAATATTTAAGACTAGAAAAAAAAGCAGGCGGCCTATCATCTAGTAACCGCGACATAATAAAAGCATTTCATTCGATGCTAGATCATAGAAGCGCAACTAGGGAAATGCGAGTGTTTAGGCATATGGCCATAAGAGACGCTCTTAAACATAAAGAAAAGTCTAGAGTGCTTTTGATGGGGGGCAAATTATGATTGTCTTAAATTATAAGAGCAAAAAAGATCTTAAAGATAGCATCGGCAAGCGTTTGGACTATATAGAAACCAGTCTTTTCGGTGCTGAATTTGTTCCCGATGGCTCTATTTTTGGCGCTAATAGACCGCATATTACGGGCAAAGGGCGCGAATTTTTTGCCGAGGTTATTATGTCGCGGGGATTAATAAAGGCCGTTAAATAGGCCGTTTAGTCGCTTTAATTGTTGCCGTTCTCGCGAGCGGTAATTTTTAAACCTACTAACGAAAAAAAGGGAAAACCATGATCAATAAAAACCAATTTAATGCTGTAACCATGCCAGAATTGAGAGCTGAGGTAGTCCGGCTTTCATCAATTGTCGATTATTACCGCGCAGAAAATAACCAGATAACCAATCAAACGGGGCGCTTGGTAGTTGCCCTGCTAGAAAATGCCATTGATGAAATCATGGGCGATTTAAATAGCTGGGACTGTATGTCCGAGACTACCGCGACCCTTTTGGACGATCATTACGACCATTTAAAATCCGCCTATGGCGAGATTCTTTCCCTAACCCAAACTCCGGAGCTATAACCATGCCTAACAGAATGCCAGAAGACCCAAACCGCACCGATCCGCCCGAAGAATTCAACCCATTTAACCGCTTTTTGGACCATATATGCGAGCCGGAGGATAGGTATATAGACCGGCCCGATGATTACCCACCGGTATCCGAAAGCGAGCTAGAAGCGGCCAAAATAGAGGCCGCAGAGAATAACCGGCTTCTAGATATCAGAGTCGCGCAAATGCGAAAGCAATACGATAAGGGCCAATATAGGCTCAAATAAGCCCCTTAAATTCTTTCGCGCGCCCCTTCATTGGGGCTTTTTGCGTGAAACTAATAAAAGGAATACCTAATGAAATATGCAAATTTACATGGTTATACCGATATAAGCCCCCACGAAATAACGCGCACAGTTAGCGCGAAATGCTTTGAAGTGAGGGCCATGCAATGCGAAAGGGTGCAGGGCATTGACCTAGGATTCAAAGCTGGGGGCTTTTTTGGGCATTGTGCCGAGCAACACCGGCAACAATGGACTATTACAAGCGATAACAGCGCCCCTGTTTTTCGCATTCGCCTAGGCGTGAGCGGGTGGAAATCGGCAACCGGCCAGCGATTCCAAATGTCAGAAAACCCGCGAAAATTTTACGATTATAATTTTTAGGCCAGATGCGAATGATTCTTATTTCTACGTTGCAGAATGCCGCTCGAAAAACGCCAAAATGGCCCAAAAAGTAAATCTGCAAAATGGGCGAAAACCCCACTTTCACCCAAAAAATCGGGTGATTTTGGGCTGGAGCCCCACTTTGACCCGATTTTTGGCCATTTTATGGGAAATTTCCGCATTTTGGCCGATTTTGCCTAGGTGTACGGGTTGTGTACGGGTTGCGTAATCAGGTGTACGGGTTGCGTAATTTTGCAGGTGTACGGGTTGCGTAATTTAAAATGAAGGAGACTACGATGATATGTTGTGATAAGAAAATGATTTATGTTTTGGACTTTGCCAGATTTGCTCCTAGCTCAAGCTGTGATATGTGCTTTGGCAGCGGAGACTTTTATCTAGGAGATGGGCAGATAGATTACGGTGGCTGCGGATGCGTTAAAGGAGTAGGCCCAAAGGAAAAGTATTTAAAGTGCGCCGAATGCCTCTTTCAAATAAGTGTACGGGTTGTGTAATTTTATAAGTGTACGGGTTGCCAAAATTAAGTTGTTAATCTATTAAAAATAATGTTTAATATACGCACATTCAAAAAAGGAGAGGGATAATGAACGTCCAGAAAGCGTTTAACGAACACGTTGCAAGCATGCCTATACTGGATGCGGCAATGTTTATTCAGGGTGAGCTAGATTGTCTTGACGGTGTAGCGCACGCAGAAGGAAAAGGTACTGATTACGATAGGGGCTATGCTGCCCGATATGAAATGGAACAATTACTAGGGGAAATACGATGAATTCAAGCAGTGAAATTAATGAATTAGCATCTGCATTATGCAATGCTCAAGCAAAAATGGGGGGAGCAGTCAAAGATTCAGCTAATCCTTTCTTTAAATCCAACTATGCTGACCTTACCTCGATCATTAAGGCTATCAAACAGCCTTTTTCGGACAATGGGCTAAGTTATACCCAGTTTCCGATCAATGATGAGTCATGTGTAGGGGTTGTCACCATGCTTATGCATGTTTCGGGCCAATGGTTGCAGCAAGAATACGTTTTACCTTTAGTAAAGCGTGATCCACAGGCTGCTGGCTCGGCAATAACGTACGCAAGACGGTACGCTTTACAGTCTATGGCTGGAATTCCGACCGCAGATGACGATGCAGAAGCTGCAATGATGCGTGGTGAGGACATTACCCGCAAGATTAGCGCACAACAAGCAGAGTCAGTTAAAGAGCTGCTGGAAGTGACTGAAAGTGACGTTGATAAGTTCTGTAAGGCGTTTAAATGCTCTACCGTAGACCAAATGCAGGTTCAGTATTTTGACCGCGCAGTATCGGCCTTAAAGAGCAAGATCAAGTGATTATTTTAGACCATGAACAAGGAAGTGATGAATGGTTGGCTGCACGTTTGGGCCGACCATCAGCAAGCATGTTTTCTAAGCTCATAACGACCAAAGGCAAGCCATCTACTCAAGCGGCTGGATACATCAATAAGTTGGCAGGAGAGCGGCTTTCTGGCGAGTCTGAAGCGTTTTATACCAATGAGCATATGGCTAGGGGTACTGAACTTGAGCCTGAAGCGAGGGAAGCATACGAGTTTATATCTGAGAATGATGTTTTAGAGGTTGGTTTCATTCTCGATGAGAGTTTTGAGTTCGGATGCTCACCTGATGGATTAATAGGCGCAGATGGAGGCATAGAAATCAAATGTCCAGCGGCTACTACCATGATGAAGTATTACCAGAACAATGAAGAATTAGTTAAAGCCTATTACCAGCAGATACAGGGCTGTATGTGGGTTACTAAGCGGGATTGGTGGGATGCTTTTGCCTTCCATCCCAAAATGAAGCATGTCCTTGTGCGGGTTGAACGTGATGAGGAGTTTATATCTAAATTGGCAGTAGAAGTTAACGCTGCCGTAACTGAAGTTAAAAACCAAGTGGAGCAATACAAATGAAATTAGGTATCGGAATCAATATTGACGTATTAAAAATGGACAAATCACGACTGCGCGAGTGGATTAACCCAAAAACGCAAGAGCGAAAGCTGTTTTTAGATTTGACTACGTTTATTAACACCGCAGAAGAAGATAAGTTTGGCAAGCATGGCTTCATTGCACAAGAATTAAGCAAGGAAGAACGTGATGCCGGTGCTGAGAAAACGCCTATATTAGGCAACTGCAAGGTGTTTTATACCGATGGCGGTCAGCCTCAAGCCTCTCAAGGCGCACCAGCACCAGCGGCTGTTGGGTTTGCTGAAGATGATGACTTACCCTTCTAGATCTAAAAAACCCCCCCCTTTCGAGGGGGGAAACTAGGAGAGTGCAAAGCAGGGGAATACCTTGCTTAATTAGATTACCACAGGATAGTAATATGACAAAACCAAATCTAGGCAAGTGCCTCAAGATAGCTCAAGTTAAGTATGACCTAAACACCGCTAGACTGGCTGAAAAGCTTATGACATCGCCGCAGGTCGCTTCTAGACTGCGAATCATGCCTGACATGAAGTATCACACCATGTTAAGACTGTGCGAGATATTCCAGATTGAGCCTAGTGAATTTATTAAATTGGAGACTAGAGAAAAGTAATAAAAAAACCCCCTGTTACGGGGGCTTTACTTTAAACCTTGAGGAGGTTTATACTTCTCGTGCGAAGAGGAAGAAAGGCAAGTATATCAGTGGTTTCCTACTGATACCTAATATCCACCTTTCTTTATTGCAAACAAATGTTTGGGCTAGAGGCTGACGAACTCCTTAGATAAACGTCAGAGCGTGGTTGACCCTCCAGTACATAGCCCCTGATAGAACTCGGTTGTTCTTGAAGGATAGGTTGGATATCCGATACAGACATTTGTTTAACCGCTAAGTTGCTTTGGCCCTTAGATCGTAAATTTACTTTTGTAAGTAAAAGGGTTAAATCGTTTTGAATAAAGTTGGTTTTAGAATACATACAGACTAAAACCTTTTTTTTAACAGGGTGAGGCTTGCCGAACCAAGGGGAAAGGATATGCTAACAATTAAAGATTACAAGAATGTTGTTTCTGTTTACGAGTATGACGGAAACGGTAAGTTCTTCCATAAAGTAAATAAGGGAAAGGGAAGAAAAGGGGAAAGAGCCGGGAGTTTAGGCAATAGGGGTTACCGTGTTTTACACCTTAACAAGAAAACCTATTTAGACCATAGAGTTGTATTTTTCATACATAATGGGTTTTTGCCTGAAATAATTGATCATATTAACAACGACCCGTTAGATAACAGAATTGAGAATCTAAGGGCATGCAGTCAGGAGGAAAATTGCTGGAATGCAATGTTATCAAAATCTAATAATTCAGGATTTAAAGGTATTGGCTGGCACAGTGGCAGCAAAAAATGGAGGGCAAGATTAAAGATGAGGGGTGAGGAAATTCACATTGGAATGTTTGATGATCTTAATGACGCTGTTAAAGCTGTAAGACAAAAGAGAGAATATCTTCACGGTAATTTTTGCAATCATGGAGTTAAGGTATGAAGTTGAAATCAGGTAAAGACTGGAATCCTAGCGAGGAGGCCATCGAGGAGTGGAAGGGCGCTTACGAAAAGGTAGATGTTGAGCAGGAACTAAAGAAGATGGCTACTTGGTGTGAGGCTAACCCAGCAAAAAGGAAAACGCCTTCTGGAGTTATGAAGTTCTGCAACAGTTGGTTAGGTCGCGCTCAAGAGCAGGGCGGATCGTCTGGTAGCCCTTCTAGCTACAAGAAATACAAAGACCCAGATAGTCTACGGGCCAAGACATTAGATATGCAATTGACTGATGTGACTTGGATTACTGACCCTGAACACCTAATGCAGATGAAGCAGTACTACATAAATTTGCGCGGTTATTACTATGATGGAGAATTTCGTGCCAGCCTCTAATAAACCAAGATTAATACAGTATAAAAAGCATCCTGAATGTCACAACTGCATAAACCCAGTTTGTGGATGCCATAATACTCAACTTCAATACGGTAACTACTACACCTATAAGCAACTTCAGGAGGCTGTTAACGTAAGCAAAGCAACAATCAAGGGCAGGTTGTACGGTAAGCCGTTCTTTACTGACCGAGACCTGTACAGGGTTGGTGATGCTCAGAAGAAGCCGTCTGATTACATGATGAGAACTAGAGGGTCTGACAAGCTGGAAACCTCTAGTATGAGATTATCTGATAAATGGTTGAGGGTATTATTATGAGCCAAGGTGACTTTGTAAAAATAAACGACAAATCCGAAGTAGAAAAGCGGTTGCCGTTTTTGTTAAACAGAATAGAGAGCTGGGATTACTCAAAGCCTCTTTGCATAAAGTTTGAAGCCTATCAAAACAGCAGGTCTTTAAGCCAAGACGCTATGGCGCATGTTTGGTACAGACAAATATCTGAAGAGATGGCAAAGAAAGGCCACGTTGTGACGCATGACAAGCCTGAAGAGGTTTGGAAGCTCTGGCTTAAAAAAAGGTTTATTGGTAGCTACACTGTAAACATCGGAAAAGAAGTAATGTCAGACCAAGTTAAATCAACAAAAAACCTAAATAAGGGTGAAATGGCTTACTTTCTGGATCAAGTGTATCATTGGGCTACAAAGCAGGGGGTTATGTTAAGCGTGCCGCATGAAAGCGAGTACGCAGCCCTGCAAAACCAGCAGGAGAGATAGGATGTCAAAGATTGACCCTAGTGTTTTATTGGAGTTTGCAAAAAGTGATCGGCAAAAAGAAGTGTGCAAAGCAGTAATCAGTAACGGTTCAAACGCAAAAGCAGCTTATGCTCTTGGGATTAATCGAAGGACTGTAGATAAGACAATGCAGCGTATAGAAAGGTTCGCCGCATCCAAGGCAGTTGCCCCACACAAGAGCGTAGACCGCGAGACGATGGAAGGCTTTGATGCCAAACGCATATCTACGGCTTACAAGGAAGACGGGTCGATAGCCCTGCAATGGGTTATCCAAGAGCCTCAGAAGCGCAATATGCAAGAAAAGATTGATGCTTTGATGGAAGGCATGACCGATGACCTAACAGGATTTAAGTTGCCTGTTG